TCAGCAACAGACATCAAATCTCTTGCAATAGGAATCATCCTAAGTGGATTTATATCATCAAGCCCGCCTGTCCAGCCTTTAGCAATAAACTTTTCCCAATAAGTCTTTTCATCGTCATCATCCCTTGCCGCAGTTACAAAAGCTTTAAAGAACGAAGCTGCAAATTGAGAAGCAACAACCGCCATTATAGACCTTGCCGCATATTTAAACACTACTGTCTTTTTACCTGATTTACGAAGCTTATTACCTTCAATCATGGCATCTAAATACATATTAAAGGATACAGTTGGTTCAGCTCCAAACGCCGTTACCATAGACGCATATGCCGACTTATTTCTCATAAACTGTGATTTAGACAATGTTGAATCATAAACCTGTGTAAGGTTAGCGACCTCTCTAAACCTAAGCCCTGCCTTTCTAAGAAGTGCCTCACCAGTAAGACCAGTTTTATCAGCAGTCTCTCTCTTAACAGCATTCCATAATATTCCCCAGCCTATCTCATCAGCCTTTTGAGGCATAGCACCAAGCAAATCATCAACTGCCTTAAAGTCCTTATCTTTTACAACTCCTGACAGCCACTCTCCCTTATTGTCATACTTTCTTTGCAGTATAAACTCCTGAGCAGTTCTACCTATCATAGTGTCGAACCTTCCCATCTGCTTAACCTTAGCAATAGGAGCATACTTCATAAGCTCATTATAGTTAAGCTTATCTGTATTCACAAAGTACTTAGGATCTACTACTGCCATACCTCTAAGTATTGCGGTTGGCTGTTGAACAACTACAGAAGCACTAAAGTATGTAGCACCTTTCTTAAATCTGCTAAGCATAGACTTCATCAAACTATCCTCTTTTGTAGCACTTATACCGCCATTCATATCTCTTATGAATGTTTGAATATAATTAACAGCATCACTGGAATAAGCATTTGTAATAGCTGTTTTCATACTCTTTTTAGGTTTGTCATCATCGTTTCTTTCAACATAATTAAGAACCTTATTCATGTTATCAAGCGGAATGGCAAAACCGTTATACAATGCCATTTGATTTATATGAGCTGCCCATACATCAGAAAAACCATCAATAATTATAGCTTTATTAGCACCCTTAACCGTCTTCTTAGTCATTCCTGCATTCTTAATATTATTATCTATCTTTCCGATTTCACCTTGTCTACTATGTATAAAGTTCGGGTCCACATTAAATGGTATGTAATAGCCCTCTGTGAACTTTCTTATTCCATAAAGCTCCATAGATACTTCATTGCCATAAGCCGCCATATCATTTGAAAGAAACTCTACACAGCTATCAACAAACTCTATTTGCTCTTCTGTAAGCAATTTGCACATAGTCTCATATTCTTCAAGAGTAAATGCTAATGGAGTAACATTTTTATCTACATATTGAACTTTAACACCTCTTACTTTTTTGCCATTAACTTCAAGAGGTTTCTCCTTAACTGCATCTCTAAATACAACGCCGCCCTCAAACATGTGCATTGAATCTTGTCCACTTCTCAGCTCTCTTTGTCCTGTAGCATACAAAAGCATCATCTGTTCCAGAGTTAATTGTTTTTTTACTCCTCCAATAGAAACCTCATTAAGTTTCTTACTATCCCACTCATAATAGTTATACTTTTTAGCAAATTCCTGATATTTTTCTTGACCTGTATATACGATATTCACCCAGCGGTCTTGTCCATCAAGCAAATCTTCATATAACCAGTTCCATTTAGAACCAAGCCTCTTAAAGAAATATCCCGGCGTTATATTTGAATTTACCACTAGAGTCTTAACCTGATCATACATGTTCTGTACATTTTTAGGAAGTCCAAGTCTCTCTATAACACTTTCTCTGCTTGCTTCATCAAACGCCTCTCTTCCAAACTCTCTCAAGCTCTCTTTTCGTCCATTTATAATAAGCTCATTAGACTGTTTAACCATTCTATATAAGTTATCCATAATTAAGCTCAAAGTACCAAGTTCCTCAGAATTAAGCTGTGATAGTCTTCTTCCATTGAGGATTTCCTCAAGAAGTTCCAAATCTTCTACAAGACTCTCATCATATGCTTGAGAAAACTCAATATATTCTTCACTTGTATTTACTTTTCTATAGATATTTCCAAGTCTTAATACACTCGCAGAATTAAATACAGAAGTATCATCTAAAAACGGAAGCATAAAATCACTTACTGCTTTCTTCATTTTTTCAGGTACATGATTGTCATTATTATCAGAAATGAACAACTTATTTAGCTTTTTGACTGTCTTTTTAACCTGTCCTCTTAGCTTGACAACATTTTGATACTCAAGTCTTTCTGCCCTTGTCTGCCTGTTCTTAGCCTTAATTTGTGCAATTTCTTTTGTAAGCTTATCTGCCTTGTTATTAGCCCTATTAGCCCTTGTATTAGCTTTTCTCGCTTCTTTTAATGCTTCCTGATATTTAGCTCTACTTTCAGCTTTATACTCTCTAAGCTTTTGTGATGACTCAGAACGAAGCTTATCATATTTTTGTTTCTGTTTATCTGCATAGCTCTTCACCTCTGGAACATTAAAGTATTCCTCATATATCTGATACCCAACCATCAAAGCAGCCTCATCTATGCCAAAACCATTCTCATCTATGTAGCTTTCACCTAAAGTTGTGACAATATCTGCAAGAACGACTGGCTGGTCTGCTTCCGCAACATTAGAATCAAATATCTCAGGATACATTTCCGACCATTCCTGCCATTTAGTATCAAGATTCAAACCATCATTTACTATATTTGTCTTACCAAACAGTAAACCTCTATACGAACCATAACTTCCATAATGATATACTGCTTCATCTTTTTGAACGTCACTTAATGTAATCCTAGAGTCTTTTATATCGGATAGTATTTCCTTAGCCTCTGCTGTAAGTTCGCTCTTTTTATTTGAATATTCAAGAATCTCATGACCTATATTCCCAGCTATTGTATATATCTCTTCTGAATCCAACGTTTCAGAATTAGCAATATATTCATAATACTTCTTCAAGTCATCAAATAGCCTATCATATGTACTATTGTGTTCCTTCAAAAGCTTTCTTGCTATCCTCTGTATATCAGAATCCTTAAGCCTTATACCTTTAGTAAGCCTCATCTGCTCTCTGAGAGACTTATTAACTGCCTTAAGCTTTTCATTTTCTCTCTCTAACTTCTGAATAGGAAGTGATGAATCCTTTATGGAAAATTTATTGATTTTCTCAACAGTATCGGATATACTATCTATAGAACCGTACTGGGTACTGAGTAACGGCAATTGGAGCCTATTAACTTTCAGCCAGTTATCGGTTCTTTCTTTATTTGGATCTACATATAGAATCTTACTCTTTTCTATTAAATTTTGTATTCCATCTTTTCCATATGTACTCGCAATTTTTATAAGATCTATTTTTCTTCCATTTCTTGATGGGTTTAGCTCCAATACCACTATTACTGGTTTACCACTATTAGTATTGACTTCTCCAATACATACAAGCCTTCCTTCTACTGTACGAGATTCAAGAACTAAAACAGGATATTCTATTATATTAGGGACGGCCTTTATTATTTCATCTGTAATGCTTTTATGGCTTGCTTTAATATTTTTTATTTTTGAAGCATCCCATCTAATCTGTTTATCTGGCACACCTATACTTCTTAATGCTTCTGATGTACGTCCTACTACAAATGAAAAACCTATAGTTTCTTTGTCCCAAGCTTCAAACTTAGTGTTAAAGTCCTCTTTTATAGAAAATTTCACACTGTTACCCAGTTTACTTGTTTTTTTCTTATTCCCATAATGCTCAGCAACGGATTTTGGCAAAATGTCCGAGTACTCTTCGTTGACAATATCAAGCAATTTGGATATACTAATAGTAGTAGAAGTACGGGATTGAACCCCCGGGCTGCCATGTGCAGAATCTTCTACTATTTTTTTTGCTCTTACCGAATATAACGATCCAAACTCAATTAACTCAGTTTGTCCAGTCATTAATTTTGAAACTACAAAATATGCAGGAATCTGATCTCCGCTTTCAGTTTCACCATAACCAAGTAATATATCACTACTATGTTTTCTTTTTATATCTGGAATCGCTTCATTTATTTTTATTGCATTTTTAATATAGCTATCCAAATTCATCAAAACCATTGCAGTATATTCATAGTTTCTATCTAATCCATGTTCAAGCCCTGGCTTCCCTATAACTACATCCATTCCAGTATCATCGTTTCTAATAGATATAACTCCTCTTTCATTTTTAGGAATCAATTGATGAAGTCTTTCCTTCGCTTCATTTACAATTTCTTTTCTACTTTTCCCTATTATATCTTCTATAGTAATTGTTATTTTACTTATAGACATATCTGGTTTAGATACAAGATTTTCATAAGTAATATCTGTATTTTCCTTTAAAGAATATTTAATATCTTCTGATGAATAACTCTGTGTTTCTTGCGTATCATAATTATATATCTTGACATCTCTTATGAGGTCGGGTATACTAATTTTAGACGGAGTTGCGCCCAAATTACGAGGCTTTTGACCTGGTAACATGCGGACTCCGTCTTTTATTGTCAAAATTTCTGTTTCAACAATATATAATGTATCTGAGTTCTTCTTCTCTCTTGCAACTATTCGAACTCTATATCCATTATTATTCATATATAATGGAGCAATAAAATGATGATACCCCTGTATCTGTGTTCTTTCATTTTTTGCTTTTTGCGGAGGCTTTGTGTCAACATAAACTGCATTTTCAAATAATTCTGACAAGTGTATTGCCGCATTCAAATTATTTATATAATGCTTACTCCACTGCATATATTTTTGTTTATTGCTTGGATTTATTATTTTCCCTATTGTTCTTCCTGTAATATCTGCTTTATACCCTGTCGCTTTATTCTCATATGTTCCTCTTGGAAGCTGTTTTACTTTTTCTTGCAAACTATTTAATGCAGACCTATCATTTTTAGGCACATTTATATAATCATTACTTAAAACATAAGGAATTTTAGTATCTTTATCAATATTCTTATTCTTTAAGGAAAATTTAACGTTGCTTTTTTGATTGTCATTGGATATACTAATATTAGAAACCGAAGTTCCTTGCGTTTCGGACGTTTGGGTTAAGGCTTGTGCATTAACAAGGGAAATAGGTTTCTTTTTTATATTCTCATAATCAGTTTTTTCCATAAAAATATTATGTGTTGCAAATAAACTTTTTTTATTTGAAACAATTTCAACTGAAATAAACTCATTACCCTCTAATATTTTTTTGAATCTCAGACCACTTAACACATTTTGTCCTTGCTTGTAAGTAGTATAATTAGCAGAGTCATATTCTGTAACAATCATTGGTAAATTAGCAACATACATTTTGACATCACCTATGGACATACCCTTTTTCTTTATATGTCGTATATCCTCTTGACCTATTTCCAGAGAAAACGTTTTACCTGATGTCAACATTTTTCTAAAATCACTTGGTGCATCTGGAATATCTTCATTTAGCTTTTCCAAATATTTTTTATTTAAGACACCTAAATATAGGCTTTTTTTACTTTTATTATCTAAAAAAGCTTCATCAATAAGTTCACTTAATTGTTCACCATTATCTACAATTGTGTTTGAACTTTTACTTCTAATGATTTCCTTAAGTTCATTATTATAGCTATCTATATTTTCTTTAGCGCTTTCAAAATTTTTTATTGAATAAAGTGTTGTGTTATTCTTCGCTTTTACTTTTCCTTTTTCTTCACCCTTCAAATTAGCACTTGCTTCATCAAGAGTAGCTTCAAACAACTTAAGAATGTCTTTAATATCCTCATAGTTCTGCTCTGCCGCATGTTTTGCAACATCACTTATATGACTATCACCCTTTATAAAAGCTTTTAAATTATCAAGAATCTTATTAATAAAGTCTATTACACTTTCTAATATGCCTTTCTTTTCTGACATAGTAGTAGCCTTATCATTCATGACAAACTCAATAAAATCTCTTGCTGCTTCCTCAGAACTTAAAATACCTCCTATAAAGTCAGCTATATACTCCTCTGTTGCTGCTTCTCTTGACATATTGAAAGATTTCATCTTTCCTTCAATCTGTTCATTTGCACCTTTTATATATCCGTTTTTAAGCTCAGAACCTATTACTGCATCTTGTAAAGCCTTATATCCTTCTGGCGCATATGCACTTTCAAAATGTACAAGCTCATGTCCTGTAGCTTGAAAAGCATTATCAGCATTAGCAGAAATAACCATCTTAGCAAGAGATGGTCTAAATGAACCGTTTGCTTCTTTATTGTCAGCCATAATCCTATCTCTGAGTTCCACCGAAAGCCCTGTTTTTTCTGCTACAGCACTGAGTAATTCACTAAGTCCCTCATTAACATCAGATGTATTATTCTTATACTCTCCAGAAGTCCTTATAGTAGTCAAAGGTGATTCTTGTGTTCCTGTTCCTATCTCATTTGCTCCAGTAAAAAATGCTACTCTAGCCGCATTTTTACTTATATATTCAGAACCGATATATCCACTGTTAAGTTCCAGTGCCTCATTAAAACTTATGTTCTTGCCAAACTTACCACGAAGTTTAAATGCATCCCAAGCACTCTTATAATTCTCTATAGTCGTATTTCCGTCATAATTATTAATAAAATCAGCTTTTTCTGAATAGCCCTCTATTTTGCTAGCACTCTCAAACAGTTTTCTAGTGTTAGCATTATCAAAAGTAACTTCTGTAGGATTGATAGTTTCGCCAGAAGCAGTCTTATACATCTGCTCGCCATTGACTTCAACAGGCTCAATTACAATAACTTTATCCCCTGATTTAGTGGTTGCCCCTCGCAGTTTTTCAGTCTCTTCTTTCAGAGCTATATTAGCCGTTTTGCGACTCTTTTCCAATTGTTCTGCAAATTGACCGTCAGTTGTATTTTTGTCGCTCTCCAACGTATTTTCAGCCTTATTAAGACCATTAAAGCGACTTAATTCTCTTACCTTAATATCATAAACACTATCAGCAACATCTCTTAAGCTATCACTTCCCAAATCACTTGTAACAGTCCTATAACTTTGCTGAAGTTCTTCAATACTTTGAGCATCTTTTAAAGAATTGTAAATATCCATCTTAGCTGCATCAGCCGTCATTCCAAGTTTGGTATTTTCCAACCCTTTCATGCTTTCTTCACTATTAAGCCTGTTTGCTTCTCCCCCGCTTTCCTGTGCATAATCTCTAATAGCATCAGCCTCTTGCTCTGAATAGCTCTTGCCCTTCTTTGCATATTTATAATTACCTATAGCAGTACCGGCACCACTGAATCCGACACCCATAACACCGCCTGATAATCCAGCTTCAAATATTTGTCCCCAAAGCTCTTTAGATACTGTCTTCTTCGCCTCTTCTTCCGACATACCCTCTTCCATAAGCTCTTTTACTCTTATTTCAGCATTAGAAAACTCACCATTCGCACCTATATCATACAAGATGTTAGCAGCTTCTGTCGCCATTTCCTCTGAGGCATTAACACCCATACTTTTAGCTGTATTCTTAACAAATCCTTTTAACGATGTAGTCGGAACTTCTTTCAAAGCATTAAAGTTACCTAATGAAACTTTTTCAAACAATCCCTCAAATGTTCCTGCTACTAATCCTCCCATAAGAGCCTGATCTGCGGATGCGCCTCTTGCAGTCAAATCAATAACTGTATCAGTTCCTGCTTGAGCACTCATAGAACCAAGCGATACTGCATTACCAAGTTCAGCAACTTTACCAAGTTTAGCAGCTCCACCACCTACACCAATTGCAAGTAATGAGTCTCCCATACTCATACCTGTGTTATATAAGAACTTTCCTGTATCACTCATATCCTCTGATACTTTTGCTCTTGCAGCATTCGCTTTATTTGTAAGTGTAAATGCTGCAGAATTTGTATCTATGGTTCTGTATGGATCATCCATTCTCTGTGAAATACTTTCTATTCCTCCAGTTATACCACCAACAAACTTTTGGGGCATTGACCATATACTTGCAAGTATCGGGTGCTCATCTGCAAATTCCGCCGATTCCTGCATATCTTTTTGCATTTTTTCAGCATTAGTAATTCTTTTTCTTGCTGAAGCAAGCTCTATAATCTGTGCTTTTGAATATCCTAATTTTCCAAATTCATTATATACTTCTTCTCTTATTTTAGCTGAATTAGTACTCCTATTAACTGGTGTATTATTATATTTATCTAACAATTCAATATCTCGTTTTGACAACTTTGATAAAGATTCCTTCTCTTCATAATCCTTAAGTAAACTATATTCTTTGGATAACCTTGCTTTTTCAGCATTTTTTAATTGAAATTCATTTAACGATTCTCTAATATCGTTCGTATTTTCATATAGCCTATTTCTATTACTAGCAACATCATATCTAGATCCTACATCTGCTATTTGTAAATTTCTTTTTGCTATATCTAAATTATTTTCTTCAAGAGATTTTCGCTTTGTAAGTGTCTCACTAGATGTTTTAAATTGCGTACTACGTCCAGGAATAAACCTAGATTGTTCCTGTTTCAATTTATCAATATAGTTGCTTTCTTCTAAGCCTTTAGCAAGAGCTTTATTTTTATATTCATTTACTGTTCCAGTGCTATTTTCTTTAACATATTCATACTCATCATAACTTTTTTTCAATGCTAGTTGTTTATAATAATCTATTGATTTAGTCATTCCGATACTCCTCTACTGTTTAGCTCAATTTTGAAAGAATCCATTTCTTTTCTGCCGCTGTCAAGTCTTTTCTATCTGATACATTATTAATTAAATTCACCCTTCTATCACTTGTCATACCACCTTGAGCTAGATACTTTCCTATCTTTTCCCATTCACTCTTGGCTTTTGAAGTAGCACCTTCTGATAAATCTTCTTCAGCTTTTGCAGATTTTTTATTGCCGTTACCTCCACCGCCGCCACCTGAATAAGCCTTTTGCCTTGCAAGTGCATTAGCTATAGCATCTTGCTGTTTTTGATACTCAAACTGCTCCCTTGAAAATGCTAAATCTTGCTCATTCCAATAATTACTGTTCTCGGCTTGAGCCTGATTCTGCCAATATGAAAGCATATTACTATAATCTGTATAATCAAAGTTCCTTTCAGAGTCATACCTATTGCCTGCATAATCCCTTTCACTAAGCCACTTGTTATACAAATCCTGATACTTGTTATACTCATCATCATACAAATCACCTGTAAGCTGATATTGTTCAAGCATCTTATCGCCTTCAGCTTCATACCTTTGCAATGCTAATTGATAAAGCTCTGGTATGTTGTTATTAAGCTGCTGAAGGTAATTATTATATGCCTGCTGTCCAACATTTTGAGAATATGTACTTCCATAACCACCAGTAAGACCAGCAGCCTGACCCATAGTATCCTGCATAGCCGTTTTACCTAAAACCTGATACTGGTCTCTCATCTGCTGATATAAAGTGTCATTGCTGAGGTCATACTGAAAATCCTTACGATTCATAATCTTGTCATAGATAGCATTAAGCTTGTCCTTATACTCACTGTTAAACTCTCCCGGCTTTTGACCATTTACCTCATTAAGATAACTTTCTGCCTTCTTGACAGTATCAGACGGCTTATATCCTGCCGCATACTTATCCAAACTAGCTTGAGTCTTGCTAGAAACACCGCTCAAGCCACTTTTTGAAGAACTACTTGCAGATGTTTTGCTTGCTGCTGGTGTGTTTGTGCTACCTCCCGAGCCAAGCAACGAACCCCATGTATTTTTACCAGCTATACCATCTACAGTAAGACCACTTTTCTTTTGATAACTTTTAACTGCTGACTGTGTATTCGCACCAAAAATACCATCAACTGTCAGCCCATAACCTTTTTTATTTAATGCTTCTTGTAATGCTTTTACGGAACTTCCCTTTGAACCGTAACTTACCTGTGAATAAGCCATTTTTCCTTCCTTTCTCCATTCTTTATTCTTTTTAACAAGCATAAAAAAATAGAGGTGGATTTCTCTACCCCTTTACTAAAAAAGACCAGTCCTTTGACTGGTCTTAATTGACTATTGATTTTTATATATTGTTATGATATATTGAAGTCAAGAGGAAGCCGGTAAAAACGGCTAACCATTAGTTGATCGAAATGACCGTCCAAGGGTTCAGGCTAGGACGGTCATTTTATTTCCTTTACAATTCTGTATAGGATTAGCAGATAAACTACATCAAATATGTACTCTGTCATGCTATCACCTTCCTTTAAATCCAAAATCCCTTTTGAATCTTGGAAGGCTAACCGCTTTCGCTCGTCCTCTTGACTTTTCTATATTACCATATTCTTCCTGTTTTATCTGCAGTATTTTCCAGTTTGGCAATACGTTCTTTCAGCTCTTTTATCTCTTTATCCTGTTTCTGAATCATCAATACCATAGGTGCTATTAATTCATTGTAGTTTAAGCCCCATGAAAGCTGACTATCATCAACGGAACCTCCATCATAAGGTTTTTCTACTCTTTCTATAACAGTCTCAACCTCTCCATTGTCATTTTCATGCTCTACAGGCTCTTCTTGTGTAACAGAAGCTTGTACCATAGACAAATTACCCATTTCCAAATCATCAATAGTTTTTGCAACATCTTGAGCACCAAATCCTAAATGGATTCTCTTTCCTCCATCACCCTCACCTTTTCTTCTATAGGCAATAGGTTTAAGTCCTAATATAAAATCCTCTACTTTAAAATCAAAATCCTCTATAACATCTTTTTCTTTTAAATCAGAAGCCGTTATTGCGTTAGTAAAGAAAGCTGTGTTCCATCTGTATGATAGCGTACCTAAATATGCACCGCCATTTGTATCAGGTCTCAAGATAGTTCTTGCATCGCTATCTTGTTCTCTAAATATTCGTATTATAGTAGCTTTTTTATCTGTACTGCTTACATTAGCTCTAAAGGTCAAGGATGTGGACGCATATATATTTGTATAATTAAGATTCTTTGCATCCCCAATCCATAAATTATTAGCCGCCGATACACCCATAACCAATGTATCTTTTCCACTTGGATCCGCACACCAAAATCCGTCTCCATTAGCGGCAGAAAGTCCCTTTGCGTATACATACTTCCAACGTTTAGACTTTGTACCCATGTCGTAGGTTTCATTTGTATATGGATTTAAAGCACCCCTAATTTGAACTTCGTTATTGAAATAAAATGGAACAGCACAAACAAAATACATATAATTTGAGCTTTGTGGTCCTATCTGAGCAGTAACTCCATGTGCACTTAACAATATATTATTAAACTGTCCATTGGCAAGGCCGCCAGCTCCATTTCCAAATGTATATTGACTCAGCGCTCCATTAGTTCCGCCTTGCGTCCTATAATTTAACCATAACCCACCTGTATATCCACTTGGAATAAATGTAAATTCATTGCCATTATGAACAAAACTGTGATGTCCTCTGGCTGTCACCGCTCCTTCTATCTCAGTGCTGAAACCAACCTGCAATACATTCTCTTTCTCCGCATACTTCCCAATACCAGCACCCTTAACCTCATCCATAAAATTCAGCGCCACCTTTTTAGTTGGTATACTAAGCTGAATTGTAGCAACAGAACCCAAAATATCTATAGCAGAAACTTCAACAATATAAGATGTAGTAACCAAAACATTTCCATCACCTATAACCGATAATGTATTAGCCACAATATCAATATACTCGCCATATGAACCAGCCTTGGTCTTATATCTACACCTAAGCGATACACTATTATTCTTACTACAATCAGAGCAAGACGCAGCTCCTTTTACTGCTATATAAGTGCCTGAATCGTCCTTCGTTCCATCACTTAAACTCCTATATGTACTTACACTGGACAAAGTAGGCTTTGCATACGATACAACACCCCAATTAATAGTATAACCACTTGAAGAACGCCCCCTGCTATCTATAGCATACACAGTAGCACTCTTTGTACCTGCGCTATCAAACACAGGTGTCGTATAAGGATGAGTAGTACTTGTGCTTCCATTATAAACCACCTTATAACTCTTTATACTACTTCCATAAACACCAGATGCACCAGTTACCTGTATCTTAGCCTTTGAATACCCTTGCAGATAAATACCCCAACCATTGACTACAGAATTTGTGTTCTGAGGAACAACCGATACATTGGATATAGTAGGAATATCCGCAGAATTTACTGTTATAGTAAACGTAGAAGTCTTTGCAGAGCCTATCTGGCTGCTTCCGTTATATGTAGTACAAGTTATGGTACAAGTAGCACTTGCAGCATTAGTTATATAACTAGCCCAACTTCTGGGAATCGTATATGCTTTGGAAGCTCCAACGCCTGTCCATTCCACACGTTTAGTCCCACCAACGCTTAAGGATACAGTATGCGTAAGAGATGATGAATTTCTGTTAGTATATATAGTTACAGGACTTCCTGTAGTTACATTAGAAGCAGACGGCGTACTTGCCAAAAAATACGTAGCAATACTCACACTAGAACAGCCAGTCGCTGTAAGAGTTCCACTTCTATCACTGCTAGTTGCCCTAAACTGAATACCCGTTATGGATGTCTGAGAAGCAGTAAGCCCAGAAATAGTAAAAGTACTACTTGCTGTCTTATTTCCTGTACCAGACCACCAAGTACCCTTAGGTACTAACGTCACATCATGCCATGAACCACCTATATATAATCCGCACGTCATACCATACTGCGTTTTTGACTCCGAATACTGCAAATGAGCAGTAACCTTAAAAGTAACCTTAGCAGTCGTCTCTTTTCTTTCAGAAATTGTCAAATCTACCGTATAAAAAGCATAAGGACTTCCATAAGTAGACTTCTTATTACTAAGTATAGTTGCCATATTATCCCCTCCATTCTAAAGTCCAACCATTAGTAGTAGAAACCTTCCAGTTTCCTTGCAAAAGTTCACCCAGAAGTTCCGCATTAGCTATATAAAGCTTATCGTTGGAAACGTAAGCCACCTCAACATCATTAACCCAAAACGACAACTTATCAGAAGTAAGAGTAGTCAAATAACCACGCTTCTCAATAACAACCTGTCCATCAATCGTAGTCGTAGACAAATCAGTACCGATGGCAATGCCTATCTTAGGCTCATTACCATCATAATAAATTATCCCTTGCCTTATAAACCCAGCAACCTCCTGCTTATAGCTATCGAGATTATTTGTTATTATCTCCTCCCTAGAAGTAATATAATTAGTCAAGTCAATTACACTCTGAACAAGCTGATTATTAATCTCTGCTTTATATTCTCCAAAATCAGACTCAGCCACATAAGAACCTGTTATATCCTTCAAAACCTCAACTTTACTTCCAAGCTCAAGGACATCATCACGCAAATCAATCAAAATACCATTAGCACTATCCATGCCAACATCAATTCTATCTATATCCTCTTTAAGATTACTGGAAACCTCCTTAACCTTACCCGCAGTCTTAAGTATCAAAGTCTTTAGCTCTGAAAAATCAAACACTTCTGTATCCTTAGAACCTACAGTATAACCCGTGCTTGAAGCTCCTTTGTCACCATAACCAATATTTCCATCAACCTTAGATAGCGATGATTCAAGACCGTCATACATCAAATTAAGCTGCTCAGAAAGCCTATATAAATACCTCTGTGTCTCCTCTAAACTCATACCTGTCTTAGGAGTCTCAAACGCCATTTATACATCACTTCCTTCCTCTAAAATCTTGGCTATAGAATATAACTTAAAAGAGCCTGTACCCTCAATTTTGACCTTCATATGATCACACCTAACAGGAATTATAGGAAGAGTAAATGTATTTAAAGCAGCCTTTGAAATTGTTCCCTTCTCATGCCATACACCATCAGAATTATACTGCACATACACAGTCATACTCGTACCTTCCTGCATGCCAAGTCTCAAATTAAACCTTGATAAATACTTCTTATCAGGATACGTATATCCAAAATTGCCAGTTTCAAAAGACCACTCAAGACTATCTTCCAAAGTACCTTCAGTACCATTAAGCGCCCATAACTGGTTATCACAAATCATATAAAGTTCGTCCTTATTCTTCACAAAAAACTTAGCTCGTACATTATCCTCATGTATCCAAGTTCCCTTTTCTATATCAAACACAAACAAGTGAGATAAACCATGAGAGTCATCCATACTTATATAATATTTTGAACCAAAAGCACCAGATACACCGTTATAATACTTCTCAGAACCAAGTGCAGACGATATACCAGTAGGAAGCGAACCATCATAATAACATACATCAGAACGTGACTTATAAAATAAAGTCTCATTAACTATAACTGCGCTTTTATGAGAACCCTTTTGTATACCCCTCGCCTCAACATTGACTATCTGATGCGCACCAGCTGATGACACATAAACCTTATGGAAACAATCCTCCTTAAAGAAAATAGGGCAACCAAGATGAGTTATTGCTCCAGTAAATTGACCATCACTTCCAAGAGAAGCCGCCCAAGAATCAGTAGAAACACCAGAATACACATACCAATTCTTAAAATCACCAAGCTTACAACAATAAAGCTCATTAACTGTCTTCCCATCAACATTACCATAAAAACAACCCCAAAGCCTATTACCAGCCTCACAAACAAAATCCATTTCAGGAAGTTTCCTCTTAACAGTAACAGGTTCAGTCTGTAAGTGCACAGTATCAATAAGCCCAATAACAACAATAAAATTATCACCTTTAGACTGAATTATCTGATTACCATTAAGAGCCTCCACCTGACTTTTTAATACCCCATCAGTTGTAAGACCGCTTATATGTACGCCATCACCCTCATTGAACCTTTTACCTATTTCAGTTGCCGTAATTTTAATGTATGTAGTTGCAACTTCCATCCACATAGCAGCTTCCTCAGAATACTGCTTCAAAACGTGCTTTTCACCACTTGTATCAAGCCACAATGCACCATTTTCAGGAACTTCTGGAGCAGTGGTAGATACATTAGAATACTCTGTACCATCTCTCTTACTTAAACTTAACTTTACATCTCCAGTAGTTTCTTTTTCGGCTTCCATGCTGCCATAATCAGTAAAATCCTTAGTATTAACATACTTCTTATCAGGAAATATACAAATATACGCACCCATCGAAACAAGCTGCTTTTCACCTTCCGTCAAAGTAAGCCCTACAACCTCCGCATCATTATAATAAAGCTTATGATTATCAACATAAGCAACCGAATCCTTTGAAATCATTCCTTGTGCATCAGTAAGCTCTCTTACAAACCCTCTCCTTTTGCGCTCCGAAAGTACAGGATAATACTCATTAGTCAAGTTCTTTGTATTATAAAACTCACCCTCACCAATACGCAGATTATGATTATATCCCTTAAACTCCTGCTGAAATAATCTACTTTGACCAGGCTCATTTATTAAAGGAAATAACATCTTCTATCCCTCCCTAAAATTAATAACCTGCTTCCTTGGAAGTGGTTTATTATTTCTCTCATACCAAACTTTAAATGCCTCATAGGCATTATTAAACATACTAGCAGAGTTATTATATTTACCATATTCAGCGTTATAATAATCAATCTTCATCTCTAAATAATGACTATATATAAACTCATCATAAGGAGAACTAACAAGTAGCTGTGTATCTAAAGGTGTATCTTCATCATAACCATTAAACTCATCAATTCCATTCTCATGGGTTACTATAACTTCAGAAAAAATAAGTTTATCAAGTTCAGATAGCCAGCCCTTCTTTATACTCTCTTTATAATCATTAGGTTTCACTGCATCTATATATTCAATAGCTTCTCTAATTGTTTTCATACTTCACTCCTTATTTAAAAAGGGCGGTTTTATCCGCCCCTTTCCATCTCTTAAACTGGTTTTTCAACCTGATCCAAATACGCTTCTGCCTGAGCCTGCATATTCTGAGAATGTCTCCATATTTCTGCAACTTCACAAGGCACTTCCACAGGTACACCCTTTTGCACCTGATAATTACGACCATTTATTTTAAAAAGCTGAAAATTTTCTTCGCCCCTTACTCCTTTAGGAATCATAATCACCTCGGTCTTCTTTATATCCTTCTTAGACTTTTTAGTTACTTCTATCTTCTCTATATCTTCTTTAACCTTTTCAGTTGTCTCTATCTTCTCTATATCTGACATGTTAAACCTCCTTAGTTAGCTTCCGCTGTTTGTGAATATGCTGAACAAGTCTCAACTCTAACTATATATTCAGGAATTAAAATTTTAGTTGCATATGTAGCTTTCCAGCCGATTGTGCTTCTCTGATCTAATGGGTCGGCAGAACCAGCAGAACCTTTCTGTTTTACAATGACCTCAAGTCCGCCACCCTGAAGATCAATGTCCCCATAAGGTTCTTTACCTATAAACAAAGTAGCAAATACAGCGGTATCTTTAGGACAAGTATCATCTTTCCAAACTTTCGCCTCAGTAGTTTCAACAAATCTTACTCCATATAATTTGCCTATCTCACCTTCGAATAACTGTGTAGATCCTGCATAATGTGCTGCATCAATCCATTCCTCATGTCTCATAAGGTCATAAGCCACATATGGATGAATTATGGCAACATAATAGCCATCAATCTTAGGAGCATTATTGCCCTTAAGGTCTGCTGCTGCTTTGGCAACAAGGTCAGGGGTTAACAACGCAGTTGTATCCAAATCAGCTCTACTTGTAACCTCTGTAGCAGCACCACTTACAACCTTAGGCGCATATCTTACATTGGTTCCTGCTACAATTTCATTTCTACAAATAGTATCAAGTGTAAGTCCTGCATTTTTGCCATGAAGACTTGTAGTCTCCAAAATAACATTATCTATTGCTGTCATTTCTAGAAAGTCAGAAAGAGTAGTATAATCACCATACTGTGAAACCTGCTTTTCAATAGTAGTAATGTTAAGGTTATTTCCGTTAGGTGTAACACCCTCTGTCAAAGGCGTAGTCGCTTTAGGGAAATGAGTCCATTTTCTCCATTCTACATTCTTTCCTTTGCCTTTTGGAAGAGGTACTTTTTTTGCAAACTGCGCATGCACTAGTTCAGGACCTGCCATCTCAATAAGGTCAGTATCATAGAATGTTTTCATTTCAGGTCTTAAGCTATTACCTGTATTATTTGTTAAAGTTGTTTGTACATTTGCATCAAATAAATGCAAATTCATTGTTCTTAAGTTTTCCATTTTATCATCCTTTCTTGAGGAGATAAAAATTTAATCAAACGTAATTCTTTCTCCTCTACTTACTCTTTTTTTAATGTCTGCCATCTGCTCTTTAGTGAGCTTTGATGGGTCAAAATTAGTTCTAGTTGAAGTCTGAGAAGATAAAGCTTGTTCTGTAGGTCTCTGAATGCCTGACTGAATGCTATTTACAATTTTCTTTTCAACAGTTTCTGCTGTAGCCTGCATTGCTCCTGCCATGATTTCATCGTGATGAACTACCTCAAAAGCAGTCTTCACAGGAACATTTGAGCCAACAGCAAGTCTCATAAACTCGTCGTTTTGCATTTCAGTAGCCAAATCAAATCCCGGATAAATTGCCTTAAGCGGTTCTGACTGCTGCATTAGATTGTTCAGCAATGCCTGTCTGTTTTCCTCATCCTGTCTTTGCTTTAACTGTCTTTCAAGGGCTTCATTTTTCCTACTAAGTTTCGATATTTCCTTGAAAGTTTTTGTATCCATTCCTGCATCAATAGCCGCCTGTTCATAAAAAGAATCATCTTCTTCTACGAACGATTTCAGCTTGTCCACATCTAAACTGTCAAAATCGCCATCGACACCGTATCTTGATGCAAACATCTCAATAACCGGAGCCAATTTCTCAAGCTTCTCTTCACTCTTCTTTGAATTTTTAAAACGCTTTTGAATTATTTCATCAACCTTAGACTGGAAATCCTCCTTATAATCACCGTTAATCAAATCATCAAAAGTTGCCTTTGCAGTCTCTTCCCCTGCCGTGCTCTCTGCGACCTGAGCCTGTGCAGCAGATTCACTACCGCCTTCCGCAGCTGCACCATCAAATAAGTGCAGATTCATGGTCTTAAATTCCATATTCATTGTTCCTTTCTGTAGTTCTAACGGATACGAGCCGTTTATCTGTATTTGTTAATGCGGATACGAGCCGCCTTCTAACGGCATAATACAAATAAAAAAGAGAGGTTCTCTACCCCTCTCCTCTGCTAAATCGCAAATTTTTTTTATATGTATTTGCAAGTACCTCTAAGCCTACTACAATCGCATCAAATACAGCCTTATCACATTCTGTTACTTCACACTCAATACTTGAATCTCCAGCGTTAAGCCTTATATTCGCCTTTCCATCAAGATAAATAGCAAGAGTACTTACAAGCGCTGAAACTGAAGCACAGACAATATCATTACCTTCATTGTTGTATTCAGCATGCCCTTTAAGTGTTAACTTATGCAAAGGCTTCGTACTAAATTTTATATCTATCATTATCTTGGTTTAGTCCTTTCCTGTGCCTGTTGTCTAGCATTCTGCACTCTCGTGTCTTCTGTTCCTTCTGCCTTCTTGACATCTGCACTTTGAGCAGCAGCAGACATATTAACACCTGCCATACTCATTGCACTTTGTGAAAGTCCCTCGACCATTTCTGGCGCAGCTGTCTGAGCTAATGTTATTGCAAGCTGTTGCCATTGCTGCAACATTGCCTGTAACTCTCCATTTTGTTTTATACCAGCAGTAACCTTATCTTTACCTTTAAAATCCATTATCTCAAGTGCTGCAAGTGCCTGAGTGGTATTATCTGGATTGAAGAATCCATTTTGATAAAGCTGCAAAGCAAACTCATTATATGCTGTCTTCGTATACAAATTCTCTTTCTGAGCCACCACCTCTATATCAAACAATGGGACTCTATACCCTGTATCTACCCCACCTATCATACCTTGATACTGTGGCGCAATATTAGAATTAGAATAAGACACAAACTCCTGCTGCCCTGTATTGCCTACAATCCTGAACTGCCTTGGCATAGTATAAAACTCTCTTATGAGCTCAATACTCATAAGTGATACTTTCTCATATGCATCATATGTAGCCTTTATCATATCTCTTGAGAGTTTTCCCGACTGTTCCTGTAATGCAGCTATAGCAGATGCAGCAGTTACACCGCTTGGAGAACCTCCATTATTAACATCCCTATTACCTGATGTTTCTTTTAGTTCATCTATTTTACCCTGTAAGACAGAGTAATATATACCAGGAAGCGGATATGATTCTATAGGTCTAATCAAATTTTCATTAACACTTGTCGCTTTCACAAATGGTTTTGTGAAATCCAAATAATCTGATTCGTTAACGCCTGAGTTTTCAGAAGTCCACCACCTAGGCATAGCCCCAGCCAAGGCATTAGTAAGCACAGCCTGATCAAGCAAATCTATGTACTTTTGAGAATCTTTGCACACATCAATAAACCCAAGACCAGCAGGTGTTCCTTCATATGGATATAAAACATCAAATATGAAAGGATACTGTCCATGCATATACAATCCATTTGGGTATTTATCTGGCTCATTTTCAGTAGATATAAGTACCATATCACCTACATATTTGACATAATGCAAGATACTTTTTCTCTTTGTGTTATCCCACTTCTTATAGTACCAATCCACAACAAGACATTTATTAACAGTTGAAACATTATCATCATAAACATACTGACTCAATGCACCACTATCCGTTTTTAATTTACCTTTAGTTATTGGATACATATTCTCTATAACTTTTATATCCATTAAATTGGCATAAAACATATTCTGAGATTCTTGTATATCAGATATCCCCGGCTCCCAAAATAAGTTTAAAATATCAACACTTTTGATAGATATATCACCAAGCCCATTGAGCTTATTACTATCCCAGAAGACACCGTATACTCCAGTACCACTTTTGCTCTTATCCCACCATGCTTTTGAATACGTTGATTCAAAGCTATTCTGTGCAAATACCACGGGTAAAATTGATGAAAGCCTCTTAGCTTCCTCCTGATCATTAGGTTCTCTAGGCAATATGTTAGGTTCAGGGAATGCATCCATAGCATCAGCATGCTTGGATATAATACAATTAAAAAGCCATGCAGATGTAGGTTTAATCTGCTGCTTATTTTGCTTATCTATATATTCCCATTGCTTAAGTTTCCACCACTGCTCATTTTCAATAATTCTTCCTTCGAGATGTTTCTTTCCCTCTTTATACTTATTCAAAAGCTCATTAGCTGAGAGAATTTGTTCCTTGCCTATGGGCATGACCACTTTTCCTATAACCTTATTCTTTTCTCCCTCTTTACTCACTATCGTATCTTTACCAACCATAAATGCTTCCTTTCTTATGTTCATATAAATTCAATGGGTCAAACGCAGGAATCTTATTAGCCTCTGAAATCCTTGGGCTAATAGGTCTTGACATCATAAAATATCTAGTTTCATCTGCGATATGATCCTCCATCTTAGTATCAACATCCTCTACATGCGTTTCACTGTAGCACAGCAATGGAATAGTCCGTATAAACTGCCTGCATGTATTAAACACATACATCATTGGATAGCCATTACTATCAAAAGCCATTCTGTAATGTACCTGCATCCACCCTGGTATCCTCTCATTATCACCAGGTGTAAAAGCTATCCCATATTTAAGTGCAGTTTCAGCAATTGACTCACCGTTCTGCGCATTCCATATAGCTGGATCTGCAATGCCTGCTATATCTTTTCCCTTGAGATACGGATGTTCATTCTCTATACGCTTTATCTCCTCAAACTGTTTAGTAGCAGTCCATTTTACACCTTCATCAGGGGTCTCAGTACACCCATAAAGTTCAGCTATCCTATATACTACCCCTTCCCTATCTACAGCCCACCAGCCGCAAGAAAAAGGTTTAGAATAGCCAAAATCATACGACCTATATATTTTCATATTCCTTACCTCATTGACTGGAAGAGGATTAATTACATGTGTCCATTGCCTATCATCATAATGCTCAGGATTATCGGCAAATTCTTCAAAAAATTGTCCTTCAAATATATCCCATGACCCATATAACCAAGCTTCCCTAAGCTTTGGAGGCAAAGCCTCAAGTTGAACCAAATAATCAGGCTGAGACTCCATCAAAGCTTTATTATCAGTAACCAGCGACTGAATAAACACATAATCATCAGGATTCTCACCTTTCTCGTACTGACGTGATATAAACAACCTCTTTATGTAGCCATGACTCCTTCCGCCAGGGTTACAAGTATAATAAATCCTCTTAGGAAAAGTATTAGCGCCCCTAAGACATGCCGTTATCTTCCTTATCCACATCTCATCAAGCTGCGTTGCCTCATCAAGAAATATGATGTCATACTCTGCTCCCTGATATCTGTCTAAATCTGAGTCAGCTGCACAATATCCAAAGTTTATAGTACTGCCATTGGAAAAGTTAAATACTTTCTCCGTATTGTTATATTTAGCTATTCCATTAAGCATAGTTCTCAGCGGATTTATATGGTTATTAATTAGTTCCTGATAAGTTCTCCTGACTATCAAAATCTTTATGCCTGGGTAAAACAATGCTAATAACATAGCCTTTACCCTAACTGCCCATGACTTTCCTCCGCCTCTTGCACCACCAAAACCTATATGCTTTACATTAGCCTCAAAAAACTGAACCTGCTTAGGATTTGGCTCGGAAATCTCAACTACTTTGCCCATTTAGACAAATCTCCTTCAATCTTCACAGTCATTTCCTTTGCTTGTTCTTCCTCCTTATCTCTCCAGCCGAAATTACAAGCAAGCGTAAACTTAGAACCATTCACACCATCTTTATCAAACAATCGTTCTTCTGCATATTGCTCAATTCTAGACTTTGCACGCATAATTGTGTCAACGAACTCTGGCTTTGCTTGATAGTTAATTAATGCTTGCCTGGATGTAAATCCAAGTGCTAACGCAAGCCCTGTCACAGTTAAAGGTCTTTTATCAACATATATAGGCACACCATGTTTATCCAACATTGGTATACCATCTATTTTTAAAATCCTGCCCTCACAATCCTTGAAATATTCATCTATTTTCTTTTGCATATCCTCAACAGTCTTGTATCGTGGCGGTACTCCGCCTATTCCCTTTCTATCCATACACTTCTCCTTTTTCCTTTATTTTCGCAAAAGAAAAGAGGTATTCTCTACCCCTCTATTGATAAATATAAAAAGCAGGGTTACTTACCCCGCTTTTATCTTCTCCCTTTATTTTTATATCGCCAAATCTCATCATCGGCGCGTTTGTTATGTCTTATCTCTTCTTGCCGTTTTTGTCTGAATATGTACCCTTCACACGTTTCGTGGCAGTTTGGTTCTACCGTTCTATCTGGGCAGCCTTTGCATGTGTGGAACTTATTGTGTCCTGATCCTATTCCTGACATGGTTTACCTCCCATTTTTCTTTTCAAAGTTGGTCATGTTAATCCTCCTTATGCGGTTCTGGTAACGGCATCCATGCCAACCCTTTAAAATCTCTTTCACTGTCTAAATAATAGCCGTGTTCATCACGCATAAATGTGTCTATCCATACACCATATTTGCTAGAAACTAAGATTTCTTCGTCTTCATTAGGCAACCTGCAATTCAGACCATCTTCATCGAATGTAAACAGAATCCATTCGGCTTGTTTTAATGCTTCGATAGCCTTCTCAAATGCTATAGCATATTCCAGCGGGTATTCCCACTCGATTTCTGATATTGCAACTTTTATGATGTCAATTGCCTCTCTATTAGTCATTTTTTCCCTCCTTAATTAAGCTAAACATATCAGTTTGTATTGGAACATTTGACAACATTTTTTCTTTAGAATCTCTATAGAATGTTTTCGATATTTCAAATCCATAACAATTTCTATTCAATTCCATACAGGCACGTAATGTTGTACCGCTACCTGCTACAGGATCAATTACTGTATCGCCTTCATCTGTAAATATTTCTATTAGCTTTTTTAAAACCCCGACAGGTTTTTGTGTGGGATGGATTTTAGGATATTCTTTTTTATTATCCCGTTTCCATTCGAACCAATTAAATACCATTCTGCCATTATTATTAAATTTAGGGAGTTTGTCCCTATAAAAAACAAGTGCATATTCAGTTGCTCCCACCACTCGCATATTGGCTTTTAGTACCTGTGCAGAATAGTTTTTTACAAATATTAAAGGTATGTTGTGTTTAAAACCATGTTTTTCTGCATAATGTATAACCATTGGCATCTGTTCAAATGCACAAAACACTATCATACATGGTGCTTTAGAACTTTTTCCTCTCTCGCTTTTTTCTGATGGTTCTTTCTTTAAAAGACGATTACAAAAATGAAAATATTCAGCTATATTAAAGTTTTCATCTGTATTAAAAAACGTCTTTCCTGCTTTTTTACTTTCACCATTTTTATTATCACCACCTATGTACCACTCAGGACTTGAACCATATGCATTTTTCCCAATGTTATATGGTATATCTGCTATTACTAGTTGTGCCTTTGGTATGTTGTATCGTTTAAAATTTTGAAAATGATCGTTATATAATTCTATCTTCATATTTTCCTCTCTATAATGAAAAAAGTCTGTTTCTCCAGTCTATGGCTTCAGCAAATACTTCTGCCGCTTCTTCCTGTATCTCTGGCTTCATGCTTTTAATCACACTTTCCGTCTCCGTAATATCCCACATAGCATAACCATCTACCCTAAGAACTGCACAACGCTTACAGTCAGCCAAATAGACCGTTCCCTTTGCTATATTGCTTTCTACAGCATAACCGTTAAAATGGGATAAAAATGTGTCAATCGAACGCTTCTTCTTAAAAAATCTCTTAATCATAACTCCTTGACCTCTATACCATGAACATATAACATCAATTTACGTTTTATCTTGTATGTATCAGTACGGAATCCTTTTGTATCTTCAACAACCACTTCTCCTGTCTCTTTGTCTGCATATACAAAATCCGCTATGTATGAACATTCTCGCTCAACAGTTTTACCGTTCTTTTTTTGTGCTGGTATAAGAACAAATTTCTGCTGCAACCTCAAATCTGTTATGTAACCAGCCTTTTCTAGCATCTTTAGTTCAACATATCTGCCTGCCTCTTTTCGGCTGTCAAACATTATCCCGTTAACTTCTGTTTTCTTTGCTTTATACTTATTCATTAGTTAATTTATCCTTGTTTTCTAACTCTTCCACCGTTATCCCCCTAATATGGCGGCTGTTTATAACTTCATTTTTCTTACTTACAAGCATCCCTGATTTCATCGTTTTAACAAACTTCAGCGCTTGCTCTTCTGTTACCTCTTTCCACTCTCCGAAAAATGCACGTATTTCTATCATTTCAACCTCCTAGAACGGAATATCCTCATTCAATTCAGAAAATCCTGAAGGTGCATCACCTATTCTTATTCTTTGTGAACTTTCCTGTGGTTTATCACCCCATTCAAGAAACTCCACTCTATCGGCTATAACATCAGTTGTGTAAACCTTATTTCCGTAATCGTTTTCGTAGCTTCCTGTTCTAATTCTTCCTTGAATGCCTACCAATCTACCTTTTTTCAGAAATTTCTCACAATTCTCTGCGGATTTTCCAAATACCATTACTCTTGGAAAATCTGCTCCTTTACTCTCACCATTCTTGTCTTTTCCCCTGTCGATTGCCAACGTAAATGTAGCTATCGCCATTTGTGTCCCTGCTGTGTATCTAAGCTCAGGATCCTTTGTTAATCTTCCTATCAAGACAACACTATTCATACATTTTCTCCTTTTAACCTATAATTATCTTTTTTCTCTATGTTTGTTATAAACTCTTTTGCTCTTTCAACAATCCTGCTTCCAAGAGCCTCATCTATGCCCAATATTTCATTTATGGTCTTCTCACTTGAAATTATCGTTGCAAGACCACTGTTATACCTATCATTTAAAATCTCAAAAGCTAAGTTAATATCACCCTGAGTCACGCCGCCTTTAAAAAAATCATCAATGTATATTACCCTGGTCTCAATAAGAGGCTTAATCATATCACTGTAAATATCATCATTGACATTTGCCTTAAGCCTTGAAGCTTCATTACGCCAAAGCATGTACTTACAAGGAACCCCCTTATTCAAAAGCTCTTTAACGATCGCAGTACATATGTGAGTCTTGCCACTTCCAACTTGTCCGCCTATAAAAAACCAACCTCCGGTCTTTATGTACTTTTTAGCTTTAGTAAGAAGGTCTGCTTGCCATTTCTCACTTTCCTTAAAATTTTCAAAAGTATAACGTTCAAGAAGATTTTCTATACCGCTGTCTCGTTTAAGATTTCCTATTCTGCGAATACTCATACAGCTGCAAGGTTTGTAATAGTCCTGACCATCAATAAGTTCTGCAACCATGCCCTTGTTCTTGCATATAGCACAGTCATAGCCTTTAAGCTCACCCACTGAACCATTAAAGCTTTCTACCGCCATCTCCTCTATGCTACAAGTAATCGCCGAACTTCTTATTGGTGAATTTATCAGTATTTCCCTTGCTGCTTTGTTCATGGTTCCTCCTTTCCCAAGTTCTGACCGCCGCCTTCCAGTCTTTCATCTTGCTTTTACCAATAAGCCAGCCTTTGCTTTCGTAATAATCGATAAACTGTTCGGGATTGACTCTGTTCTCCCGCTTTAAGCAATAAGCTCTCACTTCTTCGATGGTTGGCGGTATATTATTATTATTTATATTATTCTTATCTTTCTTATCTTTCTTTAGTTGTTGCCCAGTGCTCGTCCAATGCTCGCCCAACTCCTGCCCTTCTGCTTGCCCCTCACCTTGATATATTGTGTAATTTACAACGGTTACAGTGGTTCCCTTTGCATGTCCTTTTGCAGACAGCATATTCATTTTTTCTAAAAGGTTTAACCAAACTCTAACTTGTTTTTCTGTCCAGCCAAAAGTTTCGGCTAAACTCTTAATACTGGTTAAAAATTGCCCGCGTTCAACTCTCAAAACCGTATTTCCACAAATAACATCGCTAGATTTATAATTAGCTGTCAATATACAATATTGAAACGCATGCCAGCGATCGAAAGGTTTTTCATTGAACAAAGGATTATTTAGACAAGAACGATAATCTTTTACATATCCATTTAAGTTATTCATCATTAATCCTCATATTTTTCGAATGTCGCCCTATATATCTCACATTTCTCATAATATTCACAGCAAAATATCTCCCTCTGTCTCTCTATTCCCGATTTCTTTTGAAAAGCCAAGATAAGCGTTGCCTCATCTACTGGGGCTTCACAATAAATTCTTCTCTCCTTTTCATATTTGTAGAAGGGACATTTAACATCTTGACTGCCATATACATTAGCCACAACCATCACCCCAAACTGTTTTAAGCCTCATAAGTTCATTAGGTGGAAGCGTTTCTATTCCTTGTTCTTTGCAGTCTTGTACAACTGCATCAATTAGCCTCGACATCTGCTTTGTATCATATGTAGAACTTCCATAATAGGATTTAATGTTTCGATAATCTTTAAAATTACGGCATTCTCCAAGGTCCTCACATATCCAGCCTTGTCCTTTAAATCCCCAGTTTTTTCTCCATGTAGGGATTGCATCGTTCCTTATAGGGACTATCTCAAATGCACCATTGTCTCTTACAAAATTTCTATATATTTCCAAATCAGATGTATATGTTTTTTCACCCAGTTTGCCAATCAAAGTCCACATATATGCATTAGCATCAAGAGACCGTTTAAGCCTCTGTCGCTTGATTTCGACCGTGTATTCCTTACCAAGAACTATTTGCCCTATGTTCTCCAAAACCCTGTTCATTTCGTGAACCTGACCGTGCTCGACAGGGATAATAATAGCATCATACTTATAATAAAACTCAATCCTCGGATTCTCTGCCAGCCTCATCATCTACCTCCAAGAATGCATACTTATTATACACAATATCCTTCTCATTCCACTTAGGATACCAACCCTTCAAATAGCTACTAATTATCGCACCATACTCCTGCCTCTTATCTCCATTATCAAAATCATGATGACACTTTGCACAAAGAGTAACGACATTTTGAACAACTCCAAGCCCTCCTTTAGACCTTCTGATATAATGCGCATTTGGCATAGCCTTAGGATTGCCACACAATATACAAGCATGTCCATCTCTGTCCCATACCCTTCGCTTTACCTTAGGACTTATATCACAAGCTCTACTCATCTTACTCATTCTTACTTTCCTCAATTTGTTTCAAAATCTCAAGAGCCTTACCATGCTGCTCCTTTGTCATATTATCTGCGACTCCTACTTCCTTAAGTATTTGCTTATAATCCACTTCAAGCTCTTTACACCTGTCTAAAAACAGCTTTTTCTCTCTGTCAGTTGCTTTCTTCGATGTGTCACTTTTAGTTCTTGTTACAAATTCATCTGTATCTGCATCTTTTGTATCATCTATACAGAAAAGCCCATTAAGCGCATATTTTCTCGCATATGATGATGCTGTTCCAGTAATCTGAGAAGAATCCATGCCCTTCTTTGTTTCCTCTTCTCTTGCAAAAGCTGTAACTTTAATCTCCTTATTATCATCAAACAAAGTAGCAGTAGCTTTGACATACACCCTCTCGCCAATAGACACAACATCATCTGACAAAGTTAATGCACAGCCTGCTGTTTTTAAATATGGCTTTACAGCTTCAAGAATATCTTCACAACTTCTATATTTATACTTCCCAAAAGAATTAAACTGATCTTTAGGAACTTTTAATTCTGCTTGTATCTGCTTTAATTTTTCAATCATCACATGTTCCTTTCCACTATGTACTCTAAAAATTCCTTTGCATCTTTAAATCCACAGCCCCATTTTTCTTCAATAAATCCTATCATTGATGGGTAAAACTCCTCATCTCCCCAATTAACAGCCATCTCGTTATATTCTTCTGTAACCGGCTTATATTCTCCTGCAATCGGGCAAAAATTGACTTCTGTAATCTCCTCAGAATCACAACAAGGACACACGCCAAAACTATCCCATGCAGGTGTTCCTTGATATTCACCCATAACTTCTGCCCTGCTATTTGGTTCATCAAATATTTCTCCGCATTCACACATATACATCATGCCGCCCTCCTATATACAGAAACCTTACGTTTTGTTAACTCGTCAAATTTCTTTCCCGAAACCTCTAGGATCCCCTCTTGCACTAACTCAGTAAGCCTTGGTTTTACTGCGTTTAAATCTGAAAATTTTAGCTTATATGCTATCTCTCTAGCCGTCATCTCCGTTTCGCCCAATGCCCTCAAAATCATTGATATTCGCTTCTGCCTATCAGCTTTTACAAATTGATAAGATTCCATTTGACATTGCTCGGAAATTATGCTATTTTTTAATTGACTTCTTGTGTCTGCCTTATAGGTTCCCGCCTTGGCAGGCATTTTTTTATTGTCTAGCATTTTTTACCTCCCATGTAATTCCTGCTATCAGCATTATCGGTATTGGCAATAGCCACCATGCTTTTAACATTCCTAGTAGTAATAGCTTAATCATTTCTAGCACCTTTAATATCGTTTCTGTCCGCCCATTCTTTGAGAATGAATAGGATTAGTGCGTTTTTTGATACACATAATTCCTCAGCCTTTAAAATTAGTTTCGTATTCATTTCTATCGGCAATCTTAGTCCTGTCCTTACCTTATTCATTTCTACCCTCCTTTTGGTGTCTATTTGTTGTCTATATTATATTATGGTGTCTATTTGTTGTCAAGTTGTTTTTTTATTATTTTTTGGTGCTATAATGTTGTCATATTGACTACAACATATAAGGAGGTTCGTAATGACTAAACAGGGAACTTATAAGAATCCACATTATGCACTTCGCATACCATCGACCACTATGGATAAGCTAAAATACATTGCCGCTTATAACGGTCGCTCTGCTAACAAAGAAATTGAGCAAATCATTCTTCGTCACATTGAATCTTTTGAAGCTGAGCATGGTTTAATCCAGTTAGATGAGGCATAAACTCATTTACGATAAGCACCAATAATTCATTAAAGCTTATCCCTATCTTGTCCGCCTCTCTCTGGAGCTTCTCTTTCAGCTCTTTAGGTAGGCGGATTGTTGTTTGCTCTTTCATCTTCTATATCCTCTCTTAATTTCATCACAGCTTCTGTATATTCGCTTAAAATCCCCATATTCTTGTTAAAATCAGCTTTTTCAATTCCTGCATTATATGCTGTCACAGCCCACTCCCAGCCTTTTTCTTCGGATATTAATTCGGCTAATAAGTCAACACCCACCGTTACATTTTGTCTCGCATTCATCAAATCTGTAACATTAAGCCTTTCCATTCGGCTGCTATGCCATCTTTGCTGTATCTGCATCAAACCTTGACTTTGTCCATCATCGCCTATTGCACCAGCATCATAATTTGATTCCTGCCCTATAATCGCTAGAACTAGTGGCATGTCCACGTTATATTCATCGCATAATTCTCTGATGTAGTTCTGTAATTTGTAGTCAAGAGGCACGTTATAGTATGTAATAGTCTCAACTTTTGGTGGATTAAACACCGCTTCTACTTCATCAGTCCTTGGAAATGCCATAAAGACAAATGCTATTATTACAATTAAGATAAACACCCATGCAGCTATCTTTCCTCGCTCTTTCATATACGACATCCTTCTAATCTCTTAACCACATCCGGGATATAGTAGCTTACCTCTTTTGCTTCTGGTGGAATGTGAAACCTATCTAATCCCTCAAGTAGTGGTGCTATTGTCCGTCTATCCTTATCAACAGCTTCACATATCTTATTTCGTGTTATAAATACTTTATTTCCGTCTTTAGTCAAACGTCTTAATAAATCAGCTTTTTCCATTAGTTTCTCCTTTCTACTCCTCCAAGAAATACTCTATCTTGCACTATCAAATAAGTAATCAAGTGTGCAAGACGGATTTACTATCTTTTTTATTTCTATACATTCAGACAACGTGAGTTGTGCCTTACCATTTAACTTCATGCACATTGTTGTATATGTTCTGCCTGTTTTTTTAGCTAGTAAATGTCGATTCACCTTGTTTCTAACCATTTCAGCCTCCAAATTCGGAAACATTTCTTGAACACCTCCTTATCGATTTTTCGTGATTACATTTTATATTATATACGAATTTTCGTGAATGTCAATATGTTTTCTTGATTTTTCGATATTTTTTTAAAAAGTTTTAAATTTGTTTCTTGATTTTTCGATATATATATGTTAAGGTTATCGCAAAGGAGGCAAAATAATGGAATCAGTAGAAAAGCAAATAAAAAATATAATTATTACTAAATATGGTAGTCTTAAAAAATTTTGTGAAACTATTGATATGCCTTGGACTACACTTGACAGTATTCTTAAACGAGGTTTCGCAAACTCAAATATAACTAATATATTAAAAATAACCAGAGAATTAAATGTTAATGCTGAGGCTTTAGCTCTTGGCAAAATAGTACACGATGAATCTCTGGTACACACAATCGCTGCTCATCATGATGATTACGACTTTACTGAAGAAGAACTTGATGAGATCGAAGAGTTTAAAAAATACGTACTAAGTAAAAGAAAAAGATAATGAAAGAAAAATTAATGTACTCTATTTATTGCAAGCTAAGAGATGACAAAAAATTAAGAGGTGCTGATATTTCAAAGGCTACTGGCATTACAAAATCTACATTTTTATCATTTTTTCGATAATTCTAGGAGGTTGGTATGAATGAGATATTACAACGCATAGAAGCACTTAGATTAAATAAAAACATCTCAGGAAATAAATTATGCAAAGAATTAGGTATAGCGCAAAGTACCTATGCTACATGGATTAGCAGTGACACAGTTCCTAAAGTAGACAAGTTACAAAAAATATCAAAATATTTTGGAGTTTCTATCGAATATTTGATGACTGGAAAAGAATCAGAAGAATCTAATGTTAACACCATAGCCGCTCATCACGACAATTATGATTTTACTGATGAAGAACTGGCAGAAATAGAAGATTTTAAAAAATACGTATTAAGTAAGAGAAAAAATTAAAACTTTCTAGCAAAGTCCTGATTATAGGACAGCTGTTGTGATATTATTTAATAAAGCACAACTTAAGGAGATGATTGGATGACTAAATATGAGGAGCTTATTGCTGAGTATGAAAATGACCTCATAATAGAAGAACGTCCAATTAGGAATGATGGTTTGTACGCAGATAATGTCATATGGATCAAAAAAGATTCGCCTGCTGCAAAAAAGTACTGTATTTTGGCAGAAGAAATCGGGCATTACACGACGACAACCGGAGACATCTTGGATCAGACAACCTTGGACAATCAAAAACAAGAATTAAAAGCCAGGCGATGGGCTTATGAAAAAATTTTACCCATTCAAGCAATTATCTCAGCCATTCAAAACGGTTGCTATGAAGTTTGGGAAATGGCTGAATATCTCGATGTGGACGAGCCCTTTTTAATAGAAGCTTTAAAGCATTATGGTATTTTAGATATTGCTTAGTCAAGTTAAAAAAATAAAATAACTATTAGGTTTAGACATTGTAACAATGTTCCATATTGTAACAATTTGTTATAAAAAATGAAACTGTCTTAACTAATGCAAGGACAGTTTCACAGATTTGTTTATTAAAATATTATCTTACTAACATATAAATTTTATAATAACAAGCATGTAAAGGTCAGCTATTAATTAGAAATTAAAAATAAAATATACTTAATTGACATATCCCCGGGGATATAGTAATATAATATTAATAGCTCCCGTCGGGCCTCTACCATACTTGTATGGCACGCACAAATACGACGGGCCTTTTGTTACATGGAGAAAATAAACTATGACTCACAAACCATTTAAAAGCATTGATGAACAAATCTCCTTATTACGTGATGAAAAACAACTCATTATTGATGATGAAGAGACTGCAAAATTATATCTACAAGAACTAAACTATTATAGACTTAGTGGTTATTCTCTTACGCTTAGAACAAATGATACTTTTTATAAAAATATTAAGTTCAGCGATATTATGCAAATATACCATTTTGATCGCGATTTGAAATTATATATTCTAAAATATCTCGAGGATATTGAAATTTCATTACGTACCCATATCGCATATGAGCTTGGGAAAAAAGATATAGATCCCGAAGCTCCTGTAAGTTATACTTTACGCGAAAACTTTATTAGCGATTCACATTACCATAAATTCCAAGAAGAAATTAAAGAGCAAATCAAAAATAGTCGTGAAGAAGCTTTTATAAAACATCATAACAGGAAGTATAACGGAGTTCTTCCAGTATGGGCAATGGTAGAAACTTTATCTTTCGGTAAAGTATCATCATTATTCTCCATATTAAACATCGACATAAAAAAGAATATATGTGATACATATTATCATCAAATAAGATATTCTTCTGTAGAAAAGCTTCTAGAAAGTTTAGTTGTTTTACGAAACCTATGCGCACACCATTCAAGATTATATAATAGAGGTTTGCCTGTTAAACCTGACTTTGCAAAATGGGAAATTGAATATTTTGCTAGTAAAAACTATGAGAGAAATGAAATAGGAAATCGATTGTTTTTCAGACTTCCTGTTATTATGAGATTATCTTATGATAATATCACTGAAAAAATTATATCTGATATTAATATTTTACAAAATAAATATCCATTTGTAGACTTGAAGCACTATGGTTTTAAAAAAGAATGGAAAGAAATATTAAAAACATTAAATGAAAAATATAAATAACAAAAGCCCCTGTTTTCACAAGGGCAATGTATAAGGACTGGTATGATACAATCCCAATTCGCAAACTTATTGTATCATACCGTCCCTAAACTTTCAACAGTCTTAGGGTATTTTTATGCCCTAAAAAAGGAGTGATACAATGAAATACATAACCAAAACCTTTACTTTCGATGGCAAACGTTATTATGTTAGAGGAAAAACCGAAGCCGAAGCCTACGAAAAACGTGCATTAATGCGAGCATCATTTGAAAGCGGGAAAAAAGTTGTTTCTTCAAATATGACGGTTGAAGCATGGGCTATTAAATGTATCGAAATATATAAAACTGCTGCTAAAGAGAATACTAGAAAATCATTCTACGATACAGTACAACGATATATTTTAAACCAAATTGGCGATATGCCTATCAAAAATGTTAAACCGATGCATTGTCAAAATGTTCTTAATGGTGTATCTCATTTATCACAGTATATTATTAATCAAACCAATATCGCGATGAATTTCATATTCAACAAAGCTGTTCAAAATAAATTAATATCAGAAAATCCAGCTATAAATTTAGTCAAGCCTAAAGGGACAAAAACAAAAAGACGTGCTTTGACGCAAGAAGAAGAAACAATATTCCTAAAAGCTGTACAAGCAGATAAAAGATTTATACTATTTGAGTTAATGTACCATTGTGGATGTAGACCAAGCGAAGCAATAACCGCATTAGGTAGTGATATTTGCGAGATAGAAGGCGCACATCTATTACATGTTAGAGGCACTAAAACAGAGAACGCAGATAGGTTTGTCCCTATTCCTAACATATTTTACGAAAAGATAAAACACACGCCCAAATCAACTAATATTGCTGTTAATAGTGCAAATAAAAAGTTTGATTCATCATCATATAAAAGAGTATGGAAATCTCTAAAAAGAGAGATGAACATCATTATGGGCTGTAAGGTTTATAGAAATCAACTGATTCCGCCCCTTCCCCTTGCTGAAGATTTGGCGCCATATAATTTAAGACATACATATTGCACAAATCTGCAAAAGAAAGAAGTTGACCTGAGAGACGCACAATATTTAATGGGGCATGCAGACGTAACTATGACTGCGAACATTTATACACACAATAATCAATCATCTGCTATAAGTGTCGCAAAGAAAATAAATGGTGTTGCACAAGATGTTGCACAATATCCCTCAATCGTTGAAATTACTAAATAATATGGCACACTCCGAATGTGTTGGTCGTGGGTTCGATTCCCACTGGGCGCACCAATTAAAAAACCGCTGTAAATAGCTATTTTTAGCCATATACAGCGGTTTTATTTTTTCTTATTTTTGTAAGTTAGCTACAACCAACATGTCAATTTTGAACAAAATGCAACATATAAGTGTTGCACTCTGTGTTGCACTTTTTGATATTTTATAGTCATTTTAAAATAACATTTGTATAGTTTATCAAATAAGTGTTGAATAACCTTGTCAATGTCTTGTATAATATTTCCATACTAACTGAAAGGCATGGTGTATCATATGAAATTCGAAGAAAGAAAAAATGTATTAAATTCATATCCAAAATCCTGTAAATGGCTAAATATTTATTCTTATGTATTCCTGCCACTATTCATAATTTTTTCAATCCCTAACCTCATAGATTCACTTACATATATAAGTGAAATAATATCTGATCCATATAGAACACCATCTATGTTTTATGGCTATGGATATGCATTTTCTGAATTAAAATCAATAATTAATATAGGTATCATAGTTGATACGGCCTTCCTTATAACTTCAATAATAGCATTCTGTAGCTGTGCTTTATCAATATCAAAGCTTGGTTATAAATCTAATTTAATCTTACTGATACTTTTTCCCATCAAACATATGATTACATCTATAATATGTTTTCGCCTTTTTAATGTACTAACTACAGATATACTTTTCTGGCTGATGTTATCATCTGTATTCTCAATATTAAACTATATTTATTTCAAAAAAAGAGAATCTTTATTCTTTCCAAATAAAAATCAAGTAGAAAATGATAGTATTCCAAATACAAGTTTAGAAAGCAGTCAAAATACACACACTTCTGAAACAAAACAAGAGAATACTCAAGCTAATACTGACCTGCTTGACTCTAAGGATATGTTTGAAGAAAGTTCTCCCGAAAAATCAAAAGATGATAATAAGAAAAACGCTTCTATCATTCCAGAAACTGTTGAACAAAAAATTGAAACAAATACTAACTCTATAGATTTACAATTTGAAAAAATAATCACGCCTCCCGAAAAAGACAACTCAAAATCTTCTGCAGTATTTGTCGCAGACGAATTACTTAAATTCAAACAATTACTTGATATGGGAGCCATAACACAAGAAGAATTTGAAAAGAAGAAAACAGAATTACTAGATTTATAACTATTTTTATTAAAAGAAGGTGAAATTCATGTATCAATTTAAACGTTATGCTCTATTCTTCGGAGCCTTGATGGTAGCTGTTATGCCATATGCAATCATTAATGCAATTTTGATTTCCAAAGATGGTGTAGGATTAGGCAGTATAGGAACATTACTTATATTTGGAGGCTCACTCTTCTTTGCCAGCTTTCTATTTCATGAAATAAAATTGAAATATCCTAAAATACAAAAAACTAATAAAGTTGATCCTAAATCGGAAGATTTATGTAATGAACCAATTCAAACAGAAGAAATGATTCCCCTTGAGATTGAAGATGCTAATAAAGAAAAGGCTCCTGTTGTATCAGAAATTATTGAAGAAAAAATTGAGACAAGCACCGAAATAAATGACAAGCAACATAATGAACCAAATATAATCTCTAACCCTATAGAAACAAATAATAATATGAAAAATTCGGAAATCAACAAAAAAAATATTTCTAATAATATTATTTCCGTTTTAGTATGTGTTTCTTTAATACTTAATATAATATTGGCAATTTTTCTTTTTAATATAAACAATACTATTTCTGAATTAAAAAATACTAATGATGATTTAAGACACAAATTAAGTAAGACTGAAGGTGATATTGCATCACTTTTAGAAGAAATTTCTAAATTAGAAGCAAAAATTGCAATTATTGAACTATAGCTTTTTACTTAAAATTAAATAATATAAAATTGTTTAAATTTATTACAAAATAAAACCGCCCCTGCACCAACAGAAGCGATTTTATATAAGTCTGTAGGATGCCTATATTTACAAACACTTATATTATAACATAAAACGCCATTCTTTCAACTATCAGTTTATTTTTTAATCCAATAGTTTATGATGGCGTTTTTATGTTTTAATTTTACTTCATTTATCCTTACTCATCCTCCAAGTCCTTAATCCTATGATTAACAACTTTAATCTGCTCTTTCAATACCTCTGCGCTCTCCTCCACTTTATACATCCTCTCCACAAGGTTATTATGCTTATCAACCTTTTTCTCAAGCTGCGCAATTCTATATGTAGTAAGCCTATTTGCACTAAGTACCCCTATTATAGATCCAAGCAATCCTCCAGATGCCGCTATTACAGCTACAATTATCTCTACCATTCTGCCACCTACTTTATATCTACATGCACAGCATTGCCCATATTAGGATAAGATCCATTCACATTGCAATATGTATAACTATATTTAGGCAGTGTTTTCCAATAAGTCATAACCTTCTTACGTGCGGCTAAACTTGTATATCCGCTTACTACACTATCAGCCGCTTTTCCCTTAGTATGCTTACTATTCTTAATAGAACCTCTTAAGCTGTCGTTATATCTCTGACATCTGACTCCTGAAGTAACTGTTATAGGCTTGCCAAAATATCCTCTCATCTTATCTAAATTCACAATAAGTTGTCTGTCTATGACAACGGGATAGCCTGTACAGTACTTGCCTCTGCAATCACACTTAAACTCTGATAGTTTAAAATATTTAATATTGCGAAGGTTATATACACATTGAAGAAGAATATCAGTATTCTTTCCATATATGCCGTCAATATCAGACTTACGGGTGAAGTATTTCTTTTGAAGAGCCAGAGTTGCAGCCTTTGAATTTTTACCCCATATGCCATCTATCTTATCATGATAAAGACCTAGTTCTTTAAGATAGGTTTGCCTTTTCTTAACACTAATCATCTTCCTCTACCTCCTCCGGCAGTCCATCTTCCTTAATAGCTTTCATATACTCTTGTGCAGCCTGAGCAGCTGAAGTAACATTATTATTCTTCCACCATGCCCAAACTGTGGATACACCAGAAACAAGATATACGGCCCATTCCGTAAATACAGATTCATCAAATGGTATAGGATTTATACCTCTTCCAGTAAGTACGGCATTAACCATTAAAATAAAGGTTACAACAAGTCTTATAATTGCTTTTGATAATTCTTTGTTCATAATATCTATCTCCTTTTTTAGTATTTTTTAAATCATAAAAAAAGAGAGGTAGATTTCTCTACCCCTCAATAAAATTAATAATACCTATCTGTATTTTCGAGCCCTTTCTATTCTCTTTCCTTGAATAGTTCCATATAAATAACACATTACTCCATATGGCAAGTGAGTTTTTTCCTCTCTCTTTTTAATGTAAAGTTGTTCTATTACATCAATATCTCCATTATTAGGAAATTCCTGTTTCATTATAATTCTCATAAGTTCATCCATTTATGCCACCCCAACTGCTAATATTCTACGAAATTCTGACAATACACTTTCAAAATATACCCATACATCAACTTCTTTTGTCGAATATTGACTTTTATCTCTTCTATATTCTCCATATTCAGAAGTCTTTAGACTATATTGATTTGCTATTCTTCCCACTCTATTTGCAGATATACCAAATATATTACCTATTTCTCTTGCAGAATATACTTTACTGTTTTTTGATAAAGGCAGTGGCAAAATAGGTTCTCCTGCAAGTACTTCACTTGCCTTTGATACAAGTACAGTTTTATAAGTTTCTGATAATGTATCCACATTTGCAAGTTTCAAATACATCTGTGCCATTCTAGAGCGAGCATTCATCTCCATTATATGTATACGTTCATTTTGTACTTGTTTCAATGTTGTAACATATGAGCCTGTCTTGCGAATTGATGGAAGAACTTCATCAAATACCCAACTTTCAAATTTTTCTGCTGATGGTAGTTTGCTGTGAGTAATAAGCCTATAAAGGTCTCCTTCTGTTATAAAATTAATTTCTTGCACTTTTCCACTTATACGGCTACCACGTTTCACGGTAGCCCTACAATGTCTTTGAACTGCGTCATTTGGTTTCGCATATCCCAACGCCCTTGCGCAATCGCTTCCACAGAATAAAATCTTTCCATTTTCTTCTATTGTTCTAACTTCTCCAAACTGTTCATTCTTAAATACTGTTAAATTTTTCAAAATAAAACTCCTTTCATTTTTCACTTGAAAAAAGTCTTAATATACTCTATAATAATTACATTAAGAAACTTTTTTCTTATTGTGAGTAAATACGCTTCTGTTGTGATTTAGGTATTTACTCTTTTTCTTTTTGTAGATCTTTTTTAATTAGATAAGTAACATAATCCTTAATATTAGTATTTAAATCTACTGCTCGATGCTTTACTTTTTTATGTAAATCATCATCAACTTTAAAAGTTATCATTTTCATTTGTTTTCTCCTTTCTATTTCGAATTATATATTGTAATAAATATATTGTCAACAATATATTTATTTTAATTGTTAATTTTTCTTGAATTTTTCAATTAAAAATGTTATTATTAATATAATTCATATAAGGATGGTGTAGTTAAATGACAAATTCATTTTCATCTCGTATAAAAGAACTTCGTTTAAGTTTAAAAGCTACCCAAACCGCTTTTGCTGATAAAATAGGAACTACACAAACTGCTCTATCATCATATGAACAAGGGGATAGAATGCCCTCTGTAGAAATTTTAGTAGCTATTTCAAAAGAATTAGGAGTTTCTATTGACTGGCTTTTAGGTCTTAGCGATATCAAAAATATTGATAATAAACCTGAAACAATGGGTGATATACTAAAAGCTCTTTTTATCATTAGTGAATACTGTAAATTAAAAATATACCCTCATAATGAAACATTCGAAGAAGATATTTTTCTTGAATACCCCACTTCAACACAGCGTATCCTTTATGAAATTGGTTTTGAAAACATTACTTTAAATAATTTTATTTACGAATGGGACAAAATGTATAATCTATATGAATCAGGTACTATCGATGAAGAAGTCTACTCATTATGGACAGAAAAAACAATAAATAAGGCTTCCTCGTATGACATCGATAACAATAATATATGTAATGAAGACATCCCTTTTTAATCAACATGCAATATGGTTTTATTCTTGTAAAATGTTTTAATTTCATAACTAAATTATTATAATTTAAACATAATAAAAGACCTCTCAATACGAAAGGTCTTTTACTATTATCAACAATCCTTTATCCATCTTTTAAAGTCATCCGCACTATAAAGCTGTTTCCCATTGAGTCTAAGTCTTAAGAGTATTCTTTGTATCTTCATCTTCTCTGAATTTGTACTGTTAATATACAGTTCTTTATAATACTGTGTAATTTGGCTCTTAATCGTGCTCTTTAATTTATCCTTATCCTTTCCTCTCTCAACCTTATACCTATAATACTCATCAAGTTCTTCAGCTATAGCAATCTGTTCATCAGTGTTATCAATAGCTTTATAAAGATCCTCAGCAACACCTTTGTAAGTATATCCTTTGCCGCTTTCCTCAGCTATAGCTATCTTAATTCCAAGTGATGAAGTCTCAGCAGACACAGGAGAAGTTATTACATTCTGAATTGCCTTAAAATCACGATACGCATTTCTTACAGGAATACCCGTTACATTACCAAATGCACCGGCAAGCTGCCAAATTCTATTTTCAATAGGTTTAGACCCATTACTAAAATTATCAATGGCATTATATAAGTCTGCAAATACCG